AACTGGCGCAGCCGGGCCTACGGGGCCTACAGGAAGCACTGGTTCTACTGGATCAACTGGCCCGACAGGGCCAACAGGCGCGCAGGGTAATACGGGATCAACGGGACCAACTGGCCCGACAGGTCAGCAAGGCAATGTCGGCGTCGCCGGACCTACCGGACCAACTGGCTCTACTGGTAATACTGGTCCGACTGGTCCTACCGGCTCCACAGGCCCGACAGGGCCTACCGGTTCTACGGGCTCCACTGGCAGCATTGGCCCAACTGGGCCTACAGGCCCCACGGGTGCTACAGGTGCAGCTTCGTCGGTTGCCGGACCTACTGGTCCTACCGGAGCAACTGGCCCGAATAGCATTACGATTAACTCGACCACGATTTCAAGTGGTACAGCTACTCGACTGCTGTATCAAAACTCGACGACAGTTGGCGAAATCAGTGGCGCGACTTCTGACGGTATTAGGGTGACGTTGGCCGGAAGCTCAGCCTCGTTGGCGGCGGTTTTGGCAAATGCGGCTGAAACCACGACGATTAGCGCGACGGCAGCAACTGGCTCGATCAGCTTCGATGTGACAACGCAAAGTGTGCTTTACTACACGACGAATGCCTCCGGAAACTTCACGGTGAACTTCCGGGCGTCGAGTGGAACGACGCTTAATACTGCGTTGGCTACGGGACAGTCGGTGACGGTTGCGTTCTTGGTCACGAACGGTGCAACGGCTTATTACAATAGCGCAGTTCAGGTAGATGGTGGATCAATAACGCCTAAATGGCAGGGCGGAACAGCGCCTACTGCGGGAAATGCGTCAAGTATAGATATCTATACCTACACTATCGTAAAGACAGCCAATGCAACATTTACTGTTTTTGCATCTCAGACGCAATTTAAGTGAGGTAGATAATGCCCGCTGTAATCACGCGTGGAGCAATGTCTGCAATGGCATTTGGGTTTAATTTTAAAAAGAAGACATCTCCAGTTACTGGAGACGTTGGAATATTTGCGCTCGGTGGGTCAACTCTTACTAGGAACAAATATATATTTTCTACAGATGCAAATTCTGTCACAACGTCGTCAAGCGCTGCCTCAAAGCGCGGCTCGGCTTCCGGAAATGTAACTAGAGGAATATTCGCTCTTGGTAATAATGGGACAACTACCAGGAACAAATACACATATGCGTGCGATATAAATAGTTCTGCGACGGCATCAAGTCAAAATAACTGCTCAGGATCTGCAGCAGGAAATAGCACAAGAGGAATATTTGCTTTAGGATTCAATGGATCAACTGCTGTTACATCGTCGAGAGATAAATACACGTATGCCAGTGATACAAATTCATCAGGAGCGAGTGCTAGTACAGATTCATACTCAGGATCTGCGGCAGGAAACTGCACAAGAGGAATATTTGCTTTAGGATCAACTTTATGTTTCAGAATTTCAACTAGGAACAAATATACATATGCTTGTGATACAAATGCTTCCGCGACAGCCGCAAGTTCTGCATCTAATTATGGGGCTGCTGTTGGAAATAGTACGAGAGGGATATTTGCTCTTGGCTATACGTCGTGTTTTCCCAGTGACGTTAGGAACAAATATACATATGCTTGTGATACAAGTGGTTCAGCTACGGCATCAAGCATTCCATCAGGTTTCGCATCTGCGGCCGGAAATTCAACGAGAGGAATATTTGCAATCGGTTATACTAACAGCTCACCATTTATTGTAGCTACAAGAAATAAATATACATATGCTAGTGATACAAATGGCTCTGCGACATCGGCAAGTTCTGCATCTAATTGCGGTTCTGCCGTATCAAATGGGACATGCGGAGTTAATGTTTAATGAATAGTAACCCGCACAGGAATAATTCAGATTTTCAGCTTCGGCATTTTTTAGCCGGGTCATGTTTCACGCCGGATGGTGCGTGGATGCTCATGTATGGACAGATGGTTGATCGAGAAAATGTCATTAACGCTTGCGAAGCTCAGAGAATCCGCAGGGAAGCAAAAATTCTTGACGCACAAGCGGTGATTGACGATCCCCACGCGAGGAAAACGGAAAAGATGCGCGCGGAGGCGGACATTATTGAAGCCAATGCTGGGTTTTCGACATGGCAGAAAAATTTTGATGCCGCGAAAATGGAACTGGCGACGATCAAGCAGATCATGGCGGAACTTGAGCCTCATCGTAAATACGCGCACTTACCTTTGCTTGAAGCAAATGAGGCGGCGCAGCGGGACGAATGGCTGGGAGAGTTCAAAAACCGCGTTGAGAACTTTCTGTTCACCACCGGCACTATTCCAGAAGATCATTTACGCGCGATGCGTAACCATCCAGACTTCCAATCTGAGATCCTTCCTCATATCAAAGAGGTGATGGTGCGATTGTCGAACGCGACAAGCTCAATCGAACTTTTAACGAATCACACGGAATATTTTCTGGAAGATCAAAGCAATGGAAAATAATGCTCTTGAAAGCATCCTTTGCTTCCCGTCTTTTGTGTATCACACAAAGCAGCCGGTCTTTTTTGAGAGAGTGCGGAATGTTGCGCTGGCTGCGTTAAGCGCGAATCCTTCCGGGATAAACGAGATTTATCCGGTGAAAATGTCTGGTGATATTTCCCAAGACCCGTCGATCCAGGATTTTTGTGAATATGTTGTGGTGACGGCGCTCAAGGTGCTTGCTGGTCAGGGATATGATGTTGCTGGAAAGTCTGCGTTTTTCGAAAGCATGTGGTGCCAGGAACATCATAAGCATTCGATGATGGAGCAGCATGTGCATCCGGGCGATGTGCATATGGTGGGATTTTACTTTTTAGATACTCCGAACGGATGCTCGGTAGCGACGTTTTACGATCCACGGGCCGGAAAAGTGCAGGCTGGTCGTGCGGAAGCGAACCCAGAGAATATTACAGAAGCAAGCAATGCTTTTCATTTCCAACCGGAAGCGGGGATGCTGCTTTTAACAAATTCTTGGCTTCCGCATAGTTTTACACGGCAACAATCCGATGCGCCGTTTCGGTTTATCCATTTTAATGTCTCTCTGACGAGTAATCCGCCGAATGTTGCTTGCAAACCTGCGGACGAAATTATATGAATAAATATCTAATCCGCTTTAATAAAACACGAGGGCAAGCGGGGCGAGGAACGCCGGAACACGTTTGGCGAGTGTTTGAAGGGGAAAAAGAGTATTTATTCAAGCATGTGAAAATCAATGTGCCTGTGTGGGATGAACAAACGGGCGAAGATTGGAGCATGGCTTGCGAAGGCAAGCTGGTGATTGATCGCGAAACGTCAACTGCAATTATCGGGGTTAGCCATGTCGAATAATTTTGCGGAAGTAAGCGGCGAAACGCTTATCGCTTACCCCTACGGCTTTTCGCAGCTGCAGGCGGAAAATCCTTACACGAACTTTGGCGATAATTATGATGTCGCTTTTTGGTTTCCGCAGACAAATGCTGCGATTGACCAAGGATATACGTTAGCGGAAGTGGTGACTGCTCCGCGTCCGCCGTATGATGAAAATAATCAGATTTGTGCGTTGAACGCCAATCCTACGCTGGTTGAGGGAGTGTGGGTGTTGGAATGGACGATCACGAATATGACTCCGGAACAAAAAGCGGAGCATGATCAGCAAGTGAAGTCGCAGAATAAATCGCAGGCAGAAAGTTTGCTGAAGTTTACGGATTGGTCGGCGCTGCCAAGTGTCGCGGACCCGCAGCAGTCTAATCCGTATTTGGTAAATCAGAATGAGTTTTTTGCGTATCGTTCGCAGGTGAGGGCGATTGCGGTTAATCCGCCATCAACGCCTGTGACGAACTGGCCGGTGATGCCCCCGGAGGTTTGGGCATAAACTTTCTCGCATGAAAAGGAGCCAATCATGCCTTATAGTTCGGATAACGGAAAAAAGTCCGTCGATTACGTTGTTGGGAAGGTAAAGCCGAAAACTGCCTTGGATATTGGATGCGGGGCAGGGACTTATGCGAAAAGGTTCCCGACTTTCCACTGGACGGGGGTGGAGATTTGGGAGCCCTACGTTGAAAAGTTCGGGCTTGCCGGAATTTACTCGAAACTTTTAGTCGAAGACGCAAGAGAAGTGGATTATTCCACGCTCGGGCGTTTTGATATTGTGTTCGCGGGTGATGTGCTGGAACACATGTCGCGAGAAGAAGCCCAGGTTCTGCTTGCTAAGTTACGGGAAATCTCTGACACGGTTGTGGTCAGCATTCCGTTGGGGCACTATCCGCAGGAAGAATACGAAGGTAATCCTTACGAAAAGCATGTTGTAGACGACTGGTCGGACGCTGCGGTGAAGGAAGCGTTTGGAGATCCAGATTGGTCACACATTGAAGGTGAGATCGGCGTTTACGCATGGTCCTCGCACAATCTTGCTCTTAAAATTTGCGTTTACGCAATTAGCAAGAATGAGGAAAAGTTTGTAAAACGATGGGCAGACTCTGCGCGAGATGCTGATTTGCTGCTCATCGCGGATACAGGTTCGACAGATAATACGATTAAAGAATGTAAAGATGCTGGCGTGGTGGTGCATGAAATTGCTATTACGCCGTGGCGATTCGATCATGCTCGAAATGCTTCCATCGCTTTAATCCCGAAAGACATTGATGTCTGCGTTTCACTTGACGTTGACGAGATGATGGAACCGGGATGGCGAGAAGAAATTGAACGGGTGTGGGTGCCGGGGACGACTCGGCTGCGGTATTATTTTGATTGGGGCTGCGGCATCAAGTTTATGTATGAAAAAATTCATGCAAGACATGGATATTACTGGCACCATCCGTGCCATGAATATCCGCGAAATGATGCAAGAATAACAGAAGTCTGGGCATACACTGAAAAACTGTTGGTGTCACATCATCCTGATCCAACAAAAAGTCGTGGGCAGTATCTAGATTTACTGGAACTTTCTGTAAAAGAAGACCCGCTTTGCCCGCGAAATGCTTTTTATTATGCAAGAGAACTGTCGTTTCATTGTCGCTGGGCGGATGCGATTAATGAGTGCAGACGGTATTTGGCATTGCCCGGTGCGACTTGGGGAAATGAGCGGTGTTATGCTTACCGCGTAATGGGCAAGTGCTTCGCTGAAATGGGTGACGTGTATAACGCTGAAATTAACTTTCAGCTTGCTGCTTCGGAGGCTCCGAATACAAGAGAGCCTTGGTGTGAACTGGCTTTGCTGATGTATCGGCAGATGCGCTGGGCAGAATGTTTCGCGTATTCCATGCGGGCGTTAGGGATTAAAGATCGGGCGCTTGTTTATACGTGTGATCCAGCAGTCTGGGGTCATTGGGCGCATGATCTAGCTAGTATCTCCGCATGGCATTTGGGTATTCATAAAATCGCGATAGAACAGGCAAAACTTGCCCTAGAGCATTCTCCAGATGACGTTAGATTGCAAAACAATCTAAAATTCATCGAAAAGGGGCAAGATAATGAACAAGCAGCATAAGCCCACTTTTAGTGAGAAAATGTTGGCTGTTTGTTGACACACATTTGCACACTTGTAAACTGGGGGCGGTTTAATTAACCGCCCTCTCCGTTGGCGACCAGATTAAGAGAATCAAATGACAACTCCAACTCCGTTTCTTCCTGGTTTTCGCCTGATTGACGGAAATCAGTTGAATCAAGTGATTGCAAATCCGGTCTGGTCTACTGCGGAAAGTGTGACTGCTACTCCGGGGGGCACAGTTGCGACATCTGTGCTGATCGCGAATGCTTTGACGAATATTTCGACAGCAGCCGTAGGGTCAGGAGTTACTCTGCCGGAAGCGTTGGTTGGAACGGTTAAGATTGTCAATAATGAGGGCGCAAATACAGTTGTTGTTTATTCTACTGGCGGTTCGACGATTGATGGTGTTCCGGGGAATGTTGGCGTCACACTGCCTCCAGCGACTACTGCGATGTATGTTGCGACGGATAATGATAAATGGATCACAACTGCATATAGCGGCACTGAAGTAGGCCCAACTGGGCCTACGGGAGCAACTGGGCCTGCTGGAGGCCCTGTTGGTCCTACAGGCCCGACTGGTATGATTGGTTTGCTAGGTCCGACAGGGCCGACAGGTCCTACTGGCTCGATCGGCGCTTTGGGTCCTACTGGACCTACAGGTTTGCATGGGCCAACTGGCCCCACGGGCTTTCTTGGACCAACCGGTCCAACTGGTGATGCGGGGCCTGCCGGGCCAATCGGGCTTGCGGGACCAACGGGACCAACAGGTGTGGGTGCGACAGGCCCTACGGGAACCGGTCCAACAGGTCCTACTGGTTTGGCAGGAGGGATAGGACCAACTGGCCCCACAGGCCCTACTGGCTTTGGTGCAACGGGGCCGACTGGTGCGGGAGCTACCGGTCCTACGGGCGCTGCTGGTCCAACTGGGCCTTCGGGAACAGGACCAACTGGCCCTACAGGTGCAACTGGTCTAACTGGATCAACCGGTCCTACAGGACCGACTGGCCCTACAGGTATTGGACCTACCGGACCTACCGGTTCGCTTGGAGTTACTGGTCCAACTGGGCCGACAGGTTTAATTGGATTGGCTGGACCAACAGGGCCAACAGGAACAACTGGTATTATGGGACCGACAGGTCCTACGGGTGTTGTCGGCCCTACTGGAACTCAAGGAATTACAGGACCAACAGGGCCAACTGGCGATCGCGGGCCGACGGGTCCAACTGGAAGTGTAGGACCTACTGGACCAACAGGTCCAACTGGACCTTCTGGCACCGGGCCTACGGGGCCGACAGGTTCACAGGGAGCCAGTATAACTATTAAAGGGGCAGTTGCTTCATCTGCATCACTTCCCCCCACAGGTAATGCTGCTGGTGATGCGTATATCACCACAAACACAGGTCATCTTTGGGTTTGGTCTGGATCAACTTGGGTCGATACTGGACCGTTTGTTGGCCCAACGGGATCGACCGGACCTACCGGTCCTACTGGTTCAATAGGACCGACTGGCCCAACTGGTTCTACAGGGCCGACAGGTATTGCAGGTCCAACTGGTCCTACAGGGCCAACTGGTGCAGCTTCGACTGTTGCTGGACCGACGGGTCCAACTGGCATTAACGGACCGACAGGTCCCACTGGTTCAATCGGTGTATCCGGACCTACAGGACCTACTGGTATCGGCGGCCCAACTGGCGTGTCAGGGCCCACGGGACCTACGGGTTCTACTGGTCCTACGGGTCCCACGGGGATTACAGGCCCGACGGGGCCGACTGGTGTATTTGGCCCTACAGGGCCGACCGGGCTTGGCCCAACAGGTCCTACTGGTGCAGGACCTACGGGCCCAACTGGTATTTTTGGTCCTACAGGTCCAACTGGTCCTGGCAACACATTCTTTACTCAACAGCTTACGATTACGACAAGCAATGTGTTGCCTGCGCTAACGCACGCATACAATAACTCTGGTTACTTCTTGTTAATTGTGAATGGACAGGTATTTGTTCCTGCGGGAGCTTCTCCACCATTTTCAGTTAGCGGAACTACCGTGACGTGGGCGTCTACGACTTTCGGCGTAAATCCTGGTGACTTGGTTTATGCGACATATACTCGGTGAGGACGGACAGATGAAAAAGATTGTAACACTTGTTGGGCTTTTTTGGGCGGGAATTGCTTATGCTCAAAGCCCAAGTCCTTCTCAAATCGGGACTCTCCCCACAACCAGTCCATTTCCGGTGTCGATCCTGTATAATAACACTTGGTATCCACTGGGAAATATAAACACGTCTCTTGGAAGGATGACAATTCCGATTGCGGGAGTTGTGAACGGGACGACGCCTATTCTAGGATTTAGCAACGTCTGGACCGCTTCGCAGATTTTAAATGCAGGGGCGCAGATTGGTGGTGCGTCGGCGCTCATCTCTGTCCTTAATCCTTCAGCGGCTTCTGCTTACAATTTTAATCTTCCGGCTACAGCTGGCACGGCTAATTCCCCGTTGCTTTCGGGAGGCGGCGGTGCAACTGCGATGACTTGGGGAACGCGGTCTGGTAATACGACGAGTTTTGGCACAACTTCAGGCGCATTCACAGCAAATAACTGTTTAAAGAGTGATGCAAATGGGAATATTGTGGATGCCGGTGGTGTATGTGGAGGAAGTTCTCATACTCCGGGTGTAGATGCGGTTGCTAGTTGCGGTGTAGATAATACTGGCGTGGCCGATACAACAAGTGCTTTAAATACTTGTTTGACGAATAATATGGCGGTTTCGTTACGTGCTGGAACTTATAAAATCTCGTCATGTATTAATGTGCCGGATAGTAGATCGCTAATGGGATCTGGGTATGGCTCAACCATCATTACTACCACTTCGACTACCACAAACATGATTTGTCCGGGTAATATGGTAGGTAACGTCTATATTGCAGATTTGCGGGTGACGAGAAGCGTTGCGGCTACTGCAGGAGCGGGTATTTACAGCACGAATATTGGCAGATCGTTGATACAAAATGTGTATGCCGATAATCAGTTTTTTGGGTTTCAGTTTGGAGATACCGACTTCTCAACGTGCGATAATTGTCAAGCTGTAAATAACTATGCCCATGGTTTTTACTTTCTTAGTACGACAGGTGCAAACAGTCCTTTGCAGTGGTCGCTCCGAAATACTCTTAGCCAATTTAATGATGGCTGGGGGTATTATATTGATGGTCGTTCTGCAAATACGATCATGGGCAGCTTATGGCTGATGTCCACATCATTTGGAAATAAACTTGGCGGATATGCTTATGTTGCGTCTGGTGGCGGCAAGATCAATGATATTGAACTGGTAAATGTGACAGCCTCTACAGATTGTGGAGATGAAATAGTGCTGAGTACAAATGGAGGCTTTGGTCATGAGATCCATGGTGGTTTGATTGAAATGGCCGGATTCATAGCTTGTGGAAGAAATCAATTAACTCCAGCCACAAATGCTGGTTACGGCATTAATGTTGGAAGTGTAAAGTCGTTGTCTATTTCCGGTTTGCAAATCTGGAATAATTCTTATACCGGAATTTACGCAACATCAACAACTGGAACAATTAATATAACTGGAAATATGATCGGCGATAATGGGGGGTCTGCAGCAGGTGCCTTCAAGTCCAATATTTTCTTGGCTAATTCATCTGGGGCTTTGACTGCTACTATTTTAAGTAACAATCTAACTCCTCAAGTCGGTTCCGCAAATGCAACAAACGGCCTTATAGTTGGCGCAAATGCAAAAGCCACCATCATGGGCAACGATGTGTCTGGTTATGCGACGGGGTGTGTTTTGGGAAGTGCGACAAATCTGCCAGCGGGGTCGGCTGCCGCTTTTAACTATGGAACGGGCTGCCCGTGAAGGAGGTTACTGTGCAGAACGATAACTCATTTCTACATACTGTCGAAACAGTGTTTTCAACTACTAGCGAAAAAGTTGGAGGTGTCGTCTCGACAGCAGCAATAACATCGCCATTGTGGTTGCAGCATATCAAACCATATTCTGAAATTGCAGCGGTGTTTGTTCCAATCTTAGGTTGTGTGTATCTATCCCTCCAGATTGGATTTAAGCTACTAGTCAACTGCAGGAGAGATTAGATGGATAAAAAGATGTCAATGGCGGAATGGGAGCGCTCATCCATGGATAAGAAAAAAGATGCAATGCTGAAGAAAAAGGGCGTTAAAGAAGGATCTGCAAAAGACAAGGCAATGGACAAAAAAGCGTTAGCTGCTTACAATGCTAAGTCTTGCAAGACAAAAAAGAAGTAAGCCCACCATGGATTGCGTATAACATGGACCTAACCGCACAAAATGCAAAAGTGATCGAATGGCCAGAAAAGCTCCAATGCTTGTTCTGGCCAAAGGTCAATGATTTGCCTGTGCGTTATCGAGTTTTGTACGGCGGGCGCGGTGGTGCGAAATCCTGGGGGATTGCAAGGGCTCTTGTGATTTTAGCAGCAAAGCGTCCGCTTCGCATTCTTTGTGCGCGTGAATTACAAAATTCAATTCGAGACTCCGTGCATCGTGTGCTGAGTGACCAGATTGACCTTTTAGGCTTGCAAGGTTTTTACCAAATTGAGCAAGCAAGAATTTATTGCCCTTTAACTGGTTCTGAATTTTCGTTTGAGGGCATTAGAAACAATGTTACGAAGATTAAATCATATGAAGGTGTCGATATTTGTTGGGTTGAGGAAGCGAATAAAGTAACCAAAAACTCCTGGGACGTGCTGATCCCTACGATCCGAAAAGAAAGTTCAGAAATCTGGGCGTCGTTTAATCCAGAACTTGAAAGTGATGATACATATGTGCGTTTCGTGCTGCACCCACCAAAAAATGCTATTGTGCAAAAAATTTCGTGGCGCGATAATCCGTGGTTTCCGCAGGTTCTCAAACAGGAAATGCTTGACTTAAAAGCGCGTGATCGTGACGCTTATTTGCATGTGTGGGAAGGCGAGTGTCGGAAAAGTCTGGAGGGCGCGGTTTATGCTGACGAACTTCGAGATTGCGCTGAGGAAGGGCGCATTACACATGTTCCGCACCATTCTAGCTCTCCTGTTAATTTGTATTGGGATTTGGGCCGGTCTGACAGCACATCAATTATTTTCGAGCAATACGTTGGAATGCAGCGACGAATTGTTGATTTTTACGAGAACAGATTGAAAGGACTTGACCATTATATTCATGTGTTGAGAAGCCGTAGAGGGTCGAGTGGGGAACTTTATGATTACGGGACCTGCTGGCTACCGCATGATGCACGAGCAAAAACGCTTGGCTCAAAAAAGTCCATCGAGGAACAGATGCGAGATGCTGGTTTTCAAGTTCGAATTGTGCCAAGATTGAGCAAATTCGACGGGATTATCGCGGCACGCGGGATTTTCTCGACATGCTGGTTTGACGCAGCAAGATGTGAAAAAGGTCTTCTTCACGCACTCCGTCATTACCACTATGAAGAAAACACAACGACTGAGACATTTTCGAATGAACCCGTGCATGACTGGTCGTCACACGCAGCAGATGCTTTTCGGTATTTAGCCATTGCGTCTAGCGAGGGTTCAAGTGACGGTCGGGCGCGAAGGATCGCGGGAGCGTTGAAAAAGCAAAGCGGATTTCTTGGGGCAATTCAAGGTTTGGGCGAAAGCCTGGGATGGATGGGATAAATGGCACGGCAAGCAGTTGACAGCGATAAGTTCCAGAAAGTCCTAAAGCGCGCACAAGAGCGTTTCAAACGCTGCGAGTCATGGGAAAGCTATGCCCGCAGATTGTTCATGGACGACATTCGTTTTGCAAATGCAGACCCGGATAATAAATATCAGTGGCCTACGCGTATGTGGAATGATCGCCAGCGTGACGAACGCCCTGCGCTCACGATTAACAAAACGCGCCAGCATAATCTAAACATCATTAACGATGCGAAAATGAATAAGCCGTCGATTAAATATCGCGCGGCGGGAAATGGTGCGACTTCAGAAAGCGCGCGAATTTGGGACGGCATTGCTCGCCACATTGAATATCAGTCGAACGCTGCGGCGCACTACGACTACGCCACGAGGTTCCAGGTTGAAGCTGGCATTGGGTATCTTCGTGTAAACACAGATTATGTGGATGAGAACTCGTTCGATCAGGAAATTTATGTTACGAGCATCGCGGACCCACTGACGGTTTACATCGACCCTGACGCGAAGGCTCCGGCGAAGGAAGATATGCGTTTTGCTTTTATCTTCGAAGACATGCCAAAAGATGTTTTTGACCAGAAATATCCGAATTATAAGCAATACGCGGGGCAGGAATTATTGGTCGCGGAAAAAGGGTGGCTGGACGCGGATCACGTTCGTGTTGCTGAATATTTTGAAGCGGAAGATGTGGACGATGAGTTGTTGCTGTTCACGGGGCCAGATGGACAACCTACAACGCTCATGGCGTCCGACTTACGGAAAGTTGATCCGAAAAGCGAAATTTTCAAAGACCCTCAGACACGTAAGCGGCCAGTCACGCGCAGGTTGATTCATTACCATTTCATCGTTGGGAACCATATTGTCGAGGAAGAAGAAAAAATCTGGGTGGGCAAGACCATCCCGATTATCCCGGTGATTGGAGAAGAGACAATAATAGAAGGTCGGCTGGATCGGAAAGGGCATACACGTGCCCTTAAAGACCCGCAGCGTATGTATAATTATTGGGCGTCAGCTGCAGTTGAATATGGAGCCTTGCAGTCCAAAACTCCGTGGATCGTCGGGGTGGAAAGTGTAGAAGGCTTTGAAGAATACTGGGCTACGGCGAATCGCCAAAATCACGCGTATCTGCCTTATCGGTCTGTTGGAGATGACGGTAAGCCTCTTCCTCCACCTGCTCGTGTTGAGCCACCTGTCCCATCGCCGGTCGCGTTGAAAGGCATGGAAGTCGCGAACGTCGAAATGCAAATGGTTTCGGGACAATACGAAAACCAGATGGGAATGCAGGGAAATGAACGCACGGGAAAGGCGATTGCGGAACGGCAGCGCCAAGGCGACCGTGCAACTTATCATTTCATAGATCATCTGGCGATTGCTATTCGGCAGGTAGGGAAGATCATTCTTGATCTTGTTCCGAAGGTTTATGATACGCAGCGGGTTGTGATGATCCTTGCGGAAAATAATGAAAGTCTGGAAGTCAAGCTCGACCCGCAGTTGCAGCAAGCGCATATGCTTGAATTGAACGAAAACAATGAAGTGATCGGGCGATTGCTGAATCCGGCTGTTGGTAATTATGAAGTCATGGCAGATGTGGGGCCGGGATATGCTACAAGGCGGGAAGAAGCGTTTAATGCGCTGACGCTGATTTTGACGCAGAACCCTGCTTTGACCAGCATCATTGGTGACATCATGTTCCGCGCTGGTGACTTCCCGATGGCGGAAGAAGCTGCGGAGCGACTGAAGCGTATGGTTCCGCCGCAGGCACTTGGACAAGGGCCGTCGCAAAATGAGCAGATGCTTGCCGCGCAGCTTCAACAGATGCAGCAAGCTCTGCAATCTACGATGGATGAGTTGGCGAAAGAAAAGGGCAAGTCGCAGGCAAGACTCGAAAAGCGTGAGGTCGAGGTCTACGATGCGATCACTAAGCGCCTTGATGTGCTGATCAAGAATGCTGGCTTGACGCAGCCGCAGACGGCGCTTGTCGCGGATGAAGCTGTGCGGGAAAGCCAAGACGTTCCGATCAGTGACACGTATGAAGGGCATGAAGATGAGATGCCGGGGCGGCAGATGTCTCTTCCGCTCGAAGACCATGAAATTCCCGTAGGAGGGCAGCGCGCCCCTGACGGCCATGTTTATGCGCCTCATCCGCAGATGCCGGGGGTGATGGCCCGCGTGACAAAGGAGATTTAAGATGACCCGTAAAGCAGCGTTTCAAGCTGGATTTGAAAACCCGTTGATCGGAGCATCTGAACCGCTTCAACGTCTTTACGGAACTGTGTCCGCGCTTGGTGAGGAGTTGGCCGGGGCGGATATGGGCACACCTGTCGGCACTCGTTTTCGTGAACGGCAAAAGCAAAGCAAGGCCGAAGCAAAAAGGCTTGCAGACCTGCGCGAAAAGTTTCCCGAAGAGTTCGGTCGTGGGCAAATGATGGCGCAGGAACAATCCGACCCTTACATGTTGGGGCTCGGCACTATGCCATTTGGAATGCGTCCGGGTGTGGCGCAGGGACAGCGTATGGTGACTGGCCCCGGTGGCAGGCCAATGCTGGCGGGGCCGGAAATACTGGAAGGCGAGATCATGCCCCCACGTGCGGGGTATCTTAATGCTCCGCCCCCGGCACCTGCGGCACCATTTTACCGCAGCGTTCCGCCGGAAATGGGCACATCGCCTCGCCCCATGTCGCCTTTCCAGCAGAACCAAGTTGGTCTGACGACTGGTCGTTTTGGGCCGTCAGGCTACGCACCGGAAATGGCCGTCACTGACTTCGAGACGTATGGTCCGATGGGAACGCGCTCCACTCCAGGGCCTTTTGCGCCGAGCGGGTTTGACCGCAATATGCTTGAAGCGTTTCGCGCTGGTCGTGCGAATTACGGTCGCAATCAACGCCCGGAACCGATGGGCGGTGGCTTTACGCTGGAAGAATTGGGACAGGCGGTTGCACCGTATCGGCAGGGCGGCTTAGTTTATGAACCTGTGGGTGGCGGAGCGCAGGGCGTGCCGGGTCCAGCAATGGGCCGTGGGATGCGTCCGACGATGATGGAAGGGGAGTTTCGAGAAGTCCCCGGTTTGGGTTATGGAGGCCAGCCTTATGGCGGGGGCATGGACTTTGGCGTGACTCGCGAAGGCATGGCGATGCCACCGGGCGGCGGGGTTTTTGGTCCGGCGATGAAAGGTGCGGCTGCAGGTCTTGCGGGCTATGGAGCAGGGCAGGCGCTGGATCAATTTGGCAGGCAAGCCGTTTCGCCACAAGCCACTGCTGGTGAAGGTCGTCGCGTAGGACTTCCACCGATTGATGTCTTTGGGCGGCGCGCAGCTACTGCCTTGTCGGGAGCGCCGGTTGAGGCCCCTGCGGCTTTTTCCGGGCCAGTTGAACAGCCTGCGGCCAAGCGTCCCTCTGGGAAAAAAGCTGGCGCACCTAAACCCCCTTCTCGCCCGGAAGAACTTCGTGCAGAAACTCCCTTCGATCCCAATTTGAACTATCTTGTTACTCAGGCGCTGGATAGGCTACTTGGTGGGGCAGAAGCTGAACGTGGTCGGATGGCGCAGCAATATTACGAGCGGCAGGGATATTACTAATGCCAAAGACAAAAGGCAAAGTTGAGTTTCAGCAGCCTAGAAACGAAAAGCAGCTGCTTGACTCAATGATCGGAAACATCAACCCCTCGTTTTCTTACGGCCCACCGTATTCTCCGTCTGCTGCAGAAATGCGGCAGATGGAAGAAGAATATTATGCGAAATATCCTGACGTGAGGCAGCCGGGGGTGTCTGCTGGTTATCCCGTTGATCAAAACTCGCTGTACGAAAGCTATATGGGGCGATTACCTTCAGAAAACATCTTGTCAGAATTAGTTCCTGCTAATGTGCGGGCAGGGTATAGCTATTCACAAGGGCCGATCACACAAAGGTTTTTTCCAGAACGAGACTTGGATTATCTGCGTAATGTGTATGAACAGGAAAAGCAACGGTATATGGCGGTTACGCCACTGGATCAAGGGTTTGTTCGAGGGCCGGTGCCGGAACAAAGGTTTGTGCCTTATGAGGAATATACGCGGCAGAGGGCTATGCCATCTGTGCAAAGCGTTCCGGGTGCGATGAACGCGCTTTATTCGTATTTTGACCCCGCTTACCGTCTTGCGCCGTTCACGCAAGGCGCTTATTACGAAGAAGGCCCCGGCGGAATGTATTTGCACAATACTTACAGTACCGGAAGCGTTCCGCGTGAAGTAAATGTTTTGTTACCAAGGAGCAAAAAATGAGAGAGCCACTGATTAAATTACCCGGAAAGGGTTCACACGCGCATAAACTTGTCGCAAAAACTGCGATGGAAATGGCGCAGGAAGTTTATGAAAAGAGCGCAGGAAGAAGCAATGAATTTTACGAAAAGTATCCAGATCGCGAGTCTTACGTGACATCATGTTGGGCGCTGTATCTTGATGCAGCTAGGGCCACTTTGGCGCAGTTATTGACGACAAACATGGAAGATTCCTTGAAAGAAGAAATCTATGATGCACTAATAAAAGATGCGACATTGCGTCGGGGGCGTGAGGGCGTCCTTCAGATGAAGAAAGGTGCAGGAGCCTGACATGAAAAATCTTATAAATTTCTGGAATGCCGTAAATCGGCAGACTGATGGGGAAAACGGCGCGGCAACGCCAGAAGCACCAGCCGCTGTTGAATCTCCCGTAGTGGCCGATGCTGGTCAGGAAGCAGCAAGCGCGGAAGCGCCTCTCGGTAACGACGAGTCAACGATTGCTGAAAGCTCTGCAAAGCCCCCGCAGGGCCTTCTTGATCGCATCGGCCAGCTTACTCGCCAAAAGCGGGAACTCGAAGAACGGCTACAACAGGTCGAAGCGTATCAACAGCCGCAGGACACTGAAAGTTCTGGGTATGACCCTCGCGCCGTGCAGTTGGAAATCCATCGACAGGCTCAGCACCTTGCAAAACAGCAGGCTTGGAAAGATACGACAGATAAAATCTGGAATGAAGGACTTTCCAAGTATGGAGACTGGGCTCCGCAGCTTAATAACATGGCGCAGATTTTGGGCGGCATTCCGACGACGCTTACTGAAGCGGCGATTGAAAGCGGAAACCCGCACGAAGTTCTCTACCATCTGGCTAAAAATCCTGATGAAGCTGCCAGAATTGCACTCCTTCCACCCACCAGACAAGCTGTGGCGATTGCCAAGGTCGCGCAGAATTTGAATGCACCTAAGCGGGTGAGTGCGGCTCCTCCGCCAATCACGCCAAAAGTTAATGGTGCAGGAACTGCTCCAGCGACACTTGACGACCCCGACATTTCTATGGAAGAGTGGATAAAATTACGTAACGCGCAAACTGCGCGTCGTAAAAGGTAGGAGGGAACACCTTACGTTCCCCCCTTGCTGACTGCGGGGTAAGCAGTCTGGGTTGGCCCGACAAAGTGACGGACGCGGGCACCGTCGAATTGCAGAGGATTCCCTACTGCTTTTTGATGATGACACCAGCGCGTCCGCGCTTTAACAGAAAGGGCTACTGCCATGAGTAACACACTTCTTACTATTAACATGATTACCCGTGAGGCCGTTCGCCTCTGGGTCAACACCAACTCGTTCCTGCAGCACATCGACACGCAGTATGACGATCAGTTCGCCATTACCGGCGCGAAGATCGGACAGAGCCTACGTATCCGCCTGCCGAACGATTACACTGTTCGTACTGGTCCTGTCGCACAGATCCAGGACACGACGGAAACGAACACTACGCTGACGCTTGCTACGCAGAAAGGCGTTGACGTGTCGTTCAACTCTGCTGAACGCACGATGAGCCTCGATGATTATTCGAAGCGCATTCTTGCTCCGGCGGTGAATAACCTTGTCGGCGCTGTTGCTGCAGATGTTATGTCTGGCGTAGAAGGCGGCGTTTCCAACCTTGTTGGTAATTTCGACTCGGCGGGCAATCTACTTCGTCCGACGCTTGATACGTGGCTGCAGGCTAAG